AGCCAGCTGGCATACCAGGGTGGGTAATAGAGATGCATTGCATCGGATATACTGAACCCAACTTGGAAACGTAACCTAATCGTCAACCCTAACCCGTAAACCAACGGGGGTAGGTAACGTAAATACCTCCCACACACAATGTAGACCAATTTTTGAAACTTCATCACATACAATTTGTATAAGATAATATTTTAAACATAGATTAGATATGCCTAAAAAGATTATATACGAAGTCTTCAATCCCAATACTGGTAAATTTGAAGATAGACAAACTACTGAAGATGAAGTAGACAAGGCATTTGAAATGTATTTACACGATTATGATGCATATCAAGCAGAACAAAAGATTGTAGAAGAGATCATAAGACAACATTTAACAAAAGATGAAAAGAGTCTGGATTAGCTTAATACATACATATAGTTATGTATTACCTAGTATGTATATTATAACTACTATTAATAGTATATATATTAATCCCTACATACATGGAATTAATTAAGCGTAGATACATGGGAAAGATGTGTGAGTTTCCTGTATACAAGCAGGAAGAGTCACCATATCCTTGCGTATACTGGAAAGAAGCCAAAGAACACGACTGGGCTTACACAGATGATGGCTATGTAGCCAAGTGTATCAAGCGTACAGAGTATAAAGTAAGAGATGGTAGAAAAAAGATAGAGGTAAAGTTAACCTGTGGTGTACAATGGGTGTCTAAGAACTCTAAATTACTCTACGAACCCAATAGAGCTGCAGGTATTTACTCTATGGTAAAGCCACAAAGGTGGCAAAAGAGAGAATTAAACAAGAATCGTACGAAAAACGTAGTAGATGCGTACGTAGGACAGCTGCTAACTGGGCAAAAACCTAACTGGAACGAGCTTGGTAAGGTATATCGCCCAGATCAGAAGGCTCCAGAGGCAACTGTCAAAAGATTATTTAAAGAAAAGGTAGTAAAAGACATGGTATCAGAGAAATTAAAGGAAATAATGTCTCAGAAAGGTATTGATAAAGGATTTGTCCTGGATACAATACTAAAAGCAATAGATATTGCAGAAGAAAAGCAAGATGTGTCTAATATGCTGCGTGCAGCTGAAAATTTTGTAGAAATGTTAGAAATGAAACCCAATAAGAAGGTTACTACAGACACATTGCAGATAGATATGACCAATCAGATAATGGACCAAATAGAAACAGAGGAAAAGAAAATGGTAGCATCACGTAAAACAGAGGAGCGTACACAAGATGAGTGATGATGTAAATCACCCAGACCACTACACTAAAGGTATAGAAGTTACAGACTTTATTGCATCTTGGCAGATGGACTGGTTTAGAGGTAATATTATTAAATACATCGTGCGATGCCCACATAAGGGTAATACCATAAAAGATTTAGAAAAAGCTAAGTGGTATATCAATGATCTTATAAAAAGATTAAAAGATGAGGATAAACTACCACCTAGTGCTTGTTATTAATGTTTGAACCTTGCATATATAAGAATAATACAATGTGTGGGTTTGCTGCAACCTATAAGGACAATTTGCATTGTGGAATCATTAACACTGCTTTTGAAGGTACTAAGGTTAAAAATCTACCTAAGTGTCCTAAGAATATGTCAGCGTACGAAAAAAAGAAATATGTAGCACAGTTTTGAGCGTAACCTCTATAAAGCAAAAACTAGCTAACGATATCATATTATTTGGAAAGATATGTTTTCCTAATATGTTTTCGTCTGCATCCCCACAGTTTCACCATGAAATAGCAGAATTATTAGTAGATCATTCTAATAATAAGTTAAATATAATAGCACCACGTGGTCACGCTAAGTCATCATTGGTTGCTTGTGTATTTCCTATATGGCATATACTTACAGAACCTGGAACTAAATTTATTGTACTTTCTTCGAAAACAGAAGGACACGCTGTTCGATTATTACAAACGATTAAGAATGCCCTGGATTACAGTGCAGAGTTACGTAGTATCTACGGATATTGGGGACAACACTCTGCACGTACCTGGGCAAGAACAGAGATTGTACTTAAAGATGATACAATGATTATGTGTAGGGGTACAGGGCAGCAGGTTGTTGGACTAAAGCATGGTAACCAAAGACCAACGTTAGTAATCTTAGATGATCCAGAGGATATGATAAATACCAAAACATCTGAAGCTATGGAGTACAACCTTAAATGGTTGCTGCAGTCTATGGTACCTGCACTTGATGCTAAACGTGGAAGGCTTGCAGTTATTGGAACACCGCAGCATCAACGTTGTATGGTAGAAACATTGACACAAACAGATGGGTGGACATCACGCAGATACAAAGCGTTGCAAGATGATGGTACTGCGTTATGGAAAGAAATGTGGTCAAAAGAAAAATTAGAAGCTGAAAAGCGTTCATTAGAGTCTATTGGTAGAGTATCTTCGTTTTATCGTGAATATCAATGTGAGATAATTGGCGATGAAGAGCAAATGTTTAAAGAGGAGTATTTGCAAACATACGATGGTAACATTACATGGATAGACAATGAATCATTTATAGAATTTGCGTCAGGTAAGACAGTACCTGTTAATATCTTCATGGGTGTAGATCCAGCTAGTTCAATCAAAAAACATGCAGACTACTCAACTATAGTGTCAGTAGCTGTGGATGATAAGAATAATAAATACGTACTGCCTTACTTTCGCAAACGTTGTAAGCCTATGGATCTTGCAGATAAGATTATAGATTACTTTAAATTGTATAAACCAGTAAAAACACGTATTGAGTCTGTAGGATATCAGGAAATGCTACGTGATTACTTACGTACCAGGGCAGATGAAGAGGGTTTATTCATACCAGGACTAGAAATAAAAGAGTCACCACGTTCAAGTAAGTCATCCAGATTAGAAACGATGCATCCGTTCTTTGCACAAAAGAAGATGCATATACAGAAGAACATGAGTGAGCTAAAAGATGAACTATTAATGTTCCCTAGAGGTAAACACGATGACCTTTTAGATGGGTTATATTACGCTACAAAGAACAATTACCCACCAAATCATGAAATGCATAAGACTAAAAACCATCACATACAAGGTAATTTTGGAAAAAAGTCAGACGATTGGCTAATTACTTGAAACTTTTTTAATATAGTTATGTCTAACTTCTTGGATCAATACTATGGCAGAGAAACATCCAGAAGTCAAAATATCGGAAGATCTTCTAAGAGATTATTCATCAGTACGTGATTCATGGGCAAGTCAAGCTGCTGAAGATAATGAGTTTCGCAATGGTGCTCAATGGACTAAATCTCAAATAGATGCATTACGTCAAAGAGCGCAAGAACCCCTAGTTGTAAATGTTATATATCCTGCTGTGGAGCAGGCAAAAGCTATGCTTACATCTAACTCTCCACGTTTCCAGTCTACTGGTAGAGAGGGTAGCGATGTAGAAACTGGACAAATATTTTCTGATTTAATGAGCTGGGTATGGGAAAACTCGAAGGGTAACACCGAGCTAAAACAAGCTATTGACGATTATTATGTCAAAGGTATGGGGTGCTTTATGGTACACCATGATCCGTTAGCTGATTTTGGTAAAGGTGATATCTTTGTCAAGGCGATTGATCCACTTGATGTATACATAGATCCTTCATCCCAGGATGCATATTCCAGAGATGCATCTTCGATTATCGTATCTAAACTCTATTCTGAGAAACATCTCCTCTCTATGTATCCAGATTTAGAAGAAACAATCCGTACTGCTACTGAAGTAACTGTTGCTCCTCAAACAGAATCTATCAGAACAGGGCTTGAAAGCCAGATTGTTAGTAAAGAAGATATAGATGCCCAGCGAATCAATTCTGGAGATGATAGAGAGTTGGAACTAATAGATAGATATGAAAAGATAACGGTTCCACACTTTAGAGTATTTGATCCTTATCTTAACGATGAGAAGATATTAGAACCACAAGACTATGAAGACTATGCAGCTAAACCTGCATATAAAGTATTTAATCAAGACAATGAACGTATTATTACAGATGATAATGAAGTAGCAAAATACGAAAGCATTGAAAAAGAATTTGGAAATGTATTCCACTTAGCAATAAATCCAATGACACAAGAACAAGTTATGATGCAAGGCGAAGAAACCGAAGCAGGGTTAGAAGGCAGCACAACTATACTTACTCGTGTTACTTTTGGAGATTTAATAGAAACAGGCAATATTCTATACAATGAAATAGAATTAAAAAGAATCAAACAAACAGTTAGCGTAGGTGGGCAGTTGTTGTTTATCAATGTACTGCCACTTGAGGATTATCCTATTGTAACTATGATGAATGGTCATAATAGAAATCCATATCCTACTAGTGACGTAAGACTTGTTAAAGGACTCCAATCCTATATTAACAAAATACGCTCCTTAATCGTTGCTCATGCTTCCTCCTCTACTAATGTCAAGCTCCTTATTCCTCGTGGTTCTATGAATAAAAAACAGTTGGAGGAAGAATGGGCACGAGCTGGTACAGCTGTTATTGAGTTTGATCCAGAACTAGGTACACCTATTGTAGCTGGTCCAATACCATTGCCTAATGAATTGTATAAAAATGAAGCAGATGCTAAAGCAGACATAGAGCGTATACTAGGTATATATGCAATGATGCAAGGAGATCCTTCTGCTACCCCACAAACATATAAAGGTACTCTTGCAATTGATGAGTACGGACAAAGAAGAATTAAGTCAAAACGTGATGATATAGAAGAATGTATCAATCAGGTTGCAAAGATTGTTGTACAGTTTATTCAATACACTTACACAACAATGAAAGTCATGAGGCTACTACAACCAAATCATAAACCAAAAGAAGTAACAATAAACGAACCTGTTTACGACCAAATTAGTGGTGAGTTCTTAGGTAAGTTAAACGATGTAACAGTTGGTAAATATGATGTAATAGTAGTTTCTGGCTCTACACTTCCATCTAATAGATATGCTCGTTTTGAGTACTATATGGAATTGTATAAGTCTGGAATTATAGATCAGATTGAAGTACTTAAACAAACAGAGATAGCAAATGTAGAAGATGTTATGAATAGATCTTCTAAAATGAGCAAACTTATGAATCAAGTACAATCACAAGAATCTACAATAAAAGACCTACAAGGCGACTTGCAGACTGCTAGACGTGAACTCGTTCATGCACGTCAGCGAGTTGAAGTAGAAAAGTTCAAAACTGACCTAGAGCAATCAGCTAATAGAGCCGATATGGCATCTAAGCTATATAGTGCTAGGTCAGATGATGAGCTAAAGAAAATAAAAAATGTCGTTGCTGAGCAAGAAGCTACAAACGATGAAATAATACCATTGGAGGAATAATGGAAACACAGAGTAATGCTGAAGTTCAAGAAGTAAGTCAAGCTCCAGGAGTAGAGGTATTTGATACCCCTGCACCTGAGCCAGTAGCAGATACCTTACCTCTCGAACCTTCAATTACCCAAGCACCTATCGGGGAAACCCCACAAGAAGTTCAAACTGAGCAGGGCAGCCCAGTTGCTGAACAAGACGTATCTGCAAAAGAGGATCCGAATAGAATGGCATATTGGCAATCACAGGCTGATAAGGCTAAGAATGAAGCACAAAACATGGCAGCTGAACTTGAATTATACAAGAAAGCAGTTAATTCCATGCAGCAAGCTCCAGTCTCCAACGAAACCCAACCGCAGCCACAGGATGATTCGTTGAAGGAGCCTACGCCACCAGAAAGACCGATGAACTACAGTGAAGTAGATGCCTATAACGATCCAGAGAGCGATTCTTTTAGATATAGAATGGCTAAAGAACAATATCAAGACCAACGATATGACTATCTAAAGAACTTAGAATATGCGCGAGTTGCGCAACAAGAACAAGTAATGGCAAAACAACAAGAAAGAGCTATGCTGTCAGATGCGTATAACTCTGTTAAAAGTTCTTACGGATGGGATGATATGAAAGCAGCTGATTTTATTGGCTGGGCTACAAATCCTAATAACGTTACTCTTGATGTCTTAGCTAAACTATTTGATATACAGAATGCTCCAACACCTAATCAAATAAGTGCTGAACAGAAGAAACAAGAATATGCTCAAACACAGCAAGCGTTGTCTGTACCTAGAACTCCATCTGTGGAAAAAGGAACAACACCAGCTCCGCAAAATGAGCAAGATCTGTTTAATGCAGCCTTATTACAACAGAGCAAACTAAGGAAATAGTAAAATGGCAACAGGTAAAAACCTAAGTGGCTCAGGTGTCTTATATACTGATCGGCGAGATTTTTACATTAGCCCACAAGTCGTAAAAGAACTTTGGACTGATGTAACCCCGTTTACAACGGTTGTGGCTAATCAGGAACAGAGAACACCTAATGATCCCACTTTTAAAATGTTCGAACATCGTAACCCATGGAACAAACAAGAGTTTTCATTGGCAGCTAATCCTGCCTCTGTAGCTTCTAAAGCGGAACTAGGTTCTGCAGTAGCTGTAGATGGTATTACTGGATTATCAGGCACAGTTGATGGTTCTTGGGTAGGTCTTGAGTGCGAAGTTTGGGACTCAACAAAAACAACATTAAGGGGACATGCTCTTATTACAGTAGCATCTTCTACAACTGAAATTAAATACAAAAACATTGGCGCAGCAGCTTTAGACGCAGCTGACAATGATGTATTTATTGTAGTAGGTAATGCACATGGTGAAGGAACAGAAGCTCCTGATTCATGGGCAGATGAACTCAAGGTTGTTTATAATACTACTCAGATATTTAAAACTCCACTACAAATTACTGGTACCCTTGAGGCAGCAGCACTTCGTGGTGAGTCTTCTGAGTTAGCTAGATTACGTTTACAGAAATCACAAGAACATAAGATTCAAAAGGAAAGAGCTTTCTTATTTGGCGACTCTCCAATTGGAACTGGTCTTGCTGATTCACGTGATGATGCATCTAACGAATCATTCAGTGATGGATATGCAACTGATGCAAATGGTAACGTAGTTCGTACAACTAAAGGTATTGTAACTGCTTTAGAAGATTATGGTGCAACTTCTGGCGACGATCAGAATGTGTTCACTGTATCTGAAGCATCTTATAGTTATAGTAGCTTTGTAGATGACATGGAAAAAGTATTCCAATACGTTCCAGAGGCAGGCATGAAAATGGCTTTCTGTGGAATGGGTGCAATGAGCTATTGGTCTAAGATGGAAGGTTCTTCTGGTTTTGCAGGCAACTCAGGTTGGAATGTAAATATCAGTGCTTCCGAGCGTAGCTCAATGGGCTTTAACTATCGTCAGTTAGAAACTCCTCATGGAGTATTGATGTTAATTCCAACACCAGTACTACGTGGTCCTTATAACAAACACATGGTCGTTGTATCAGAGGAAAATCTTTTCCACGCTACATACAGACCTCCAGTATATCAAACAAATATCAAAACTGATAACGCGTTTGATGGTGTTAAGGATCAGTACATGTCTGACGAAGGCATTGGTATAACCTTGATTGAATCTCATAAGTTATTTAAGATAACAGATTAAGGGAGGTTTAACATGGCTAGACCATATCTAGGTGGAACCAGTGCAGGAATTAAAGCTCTTGCATCTTCACAAACGCTTAGCAAAGCAGACACAGGTAAGGTATTTGTATGTTCCCAAGCTGGTGCATACGATATTACATTACCTGCAGTAGGCGATGCTAAAGGATGGCAAGGAACTTTTTTCCTTGGAACAGCAGGTGCTAATGATTTTGACATCATTGGTGGAACTGCTGACGTTATGCGTGGTGTAGAATGTGGTGACACAAATGTCGTAATTGACGCAGCTGATAAAGTTACGTTTGTAGCTAGTAATGCAGTTGTGGGTGAAAGAGTAGATATATTCTGCGATGGATCTCATTATTATGTTACTATGTATGCAGTAGCTGACAATGCAGCTGATTCAAGCGGTTGATAAATAAGGTAATGGGGGTAGTTAATTCTACCCCCTAACCTATAAGGAAATAAATGCAAACATTTAAATTACAAGTAGAAGATTTAATAGGAAGAACAATAAGTGACACTAGCGGCTTAAATGATATGCTTACAGCTACAGCATGTGAAGTCGTAGACAGGTTACCTAAAGATGTTCTTATTAGAAACGCTACAGTTACCCAAGTAACTAGTAATCCTACAAGTATCCACGATAAAAGAATTTTATCTATATCTAGAAATGGATACTATGCAAATGAAAAACCCTTTAGTGCGCCT